GTGTCGAGAAACTCCGCAAGCAAATTGCCGGTGTCGCAGCCGGACGAGAAGGCGCGCTCGATTTCGACGCCGCCCGGGCTGAAATCGGGCGCCGCCTGGCTTGCCTGCGCGACGCAGCAGGAGGTTGATCGTTTCATCGAAAGTCTGGACGAGAACGCGCTTTTGGCTTTGCCTTGGGTGTTCGAATTCTGGGCTTTGCCGCATCAGCTTCCCCCCGAGGGCGCCTGGAAATCCTGGGTGATCATGGGGGGGCGTGGGGCTGGCAAGACGCGCGCGGGGGCTGAGTGGGTGCGCTCGATGGTCGAGGGGGCGATGCCGCTGGATCCGGGGCGTGCCAAGCGGGTCGCGCTCGTGGGCGAGACCTTCGATCAGGTCCGCGAGGTGATGATCTTTGGCGAGAGCGGGCTTTTGGCCTGCGCGCCGCCCGACCGGCGCCCCGTCTGGGAGGCGGGGCGCAAGCGGTTGGTCTGGCCCAATGGCGCGGTGGCGCAGGTGTTTTCAGCGCATGAGCCAGAGGCGCTACGGGGGCCGCAATTCGATGCCGCATGGGTCGATGAGCTGGCCAAGTGGAAAAAGGCCGAAGAGACATGGGATATGCTGCAATTCGCGCTGCGACTGGGGCGTCATCCGCAACAGGTGATCACGACGACGCCGCGCAATGTGGCCGTGCTTAAGACGATCCTGAACACCCCTTCAACTGTGATGACCCACGCCCCGACCGAGGCCAACCGTGCTTATCTGGCCGAGAGCTTCCTGCAAGAGGTTCAAAGCCGCTATGCCGGGACGCGGCTCGGGCGGCAGGAGTTGGACGGTGTGTTGCTCGACGATGTCGAGGGCGCTTTGTGGAGCGGCCAGATGATCGAGGCGGCGCGCTGTGAGGTGCCCGGTCCGCTCGACCGGATCGTGGTGGCGCTCGATCCCAGTGTCAGTGCGACGGCCGGTTCGGATGAATGCGGCATCGTGGTGGTGGGCGCGCAGACAAGCGGTCCGGTGCAGGATTGGCGCGCGGTGGTGCTTGAAGATGCCAGCACGCGCGGCAGGCCCACCGATTGGGCGCGCGCCGCGATTGCGGCGATGGAGCGATGGGGGGCCGAAAAGCTGGTGGCAGAGGTCAATCAGGGTGGCGATCTGATCGAGGGGGTGCTGCGCCAGATCGACCCGCTGATCCCGTTCAAGGCGCTGCGTGCAAGCCGTGGAAAGTCGGCTCGCGCCGAGCCGGTCGCCGCGCTCTATGAACAAGAGCGGGTGCGCCATCTGCGATCGGGCAATCTGGGCCAACTGGAAGATCAGATGGCGCAGATGAGCTTGCAGGGCTTTCAGGGGAAGGGCTCGCCCGACCGTGTGGATGCGCTGGTCTGGGCCTTACATGAGCTGATCCTCGAGCCTGCCGCGCATTGGCGCCGTCCGCAGATGAGACGGCTCTGAGTGGGCTGGCTTCCTCTTGATCCAAATATCCCAGGGGAGCCTGTCAAAGCCTTGGGCTTTGGCAGGTGGGGCAGAGCCCCAGATGAACCGGACAGATGAAACTGCGGCGCAGGGCTGGGGCATTCCCCGGCCCTTTGTCTTTGCCACAAAGGGGTCGTGCCTGCGCGATCGCAAGAAGGAGACGGGAATGGGTTGGAACATTTTTCGCAGATCCGACGCGGGCGGCGCGCCCGAGCAGAAGGCCTCGGTCACAGGGCGTATCGTGGCGATGGCTTCGGGCTCGGGACGTGTGGTCTGGAGCCCGCGCGACACGGCCAGCCTGACGCGGCAGGGCTTTACCGGCAATCCGATCGGCTTTCGCTGTGTGAAGTTGATCGCAGAGGCGGCGGCGGCGGTGCCGCTGGTCTGTCAGGATGCCGAGCGGCGCTATGACATGCACCCGTTGCTCGATCTGGTGGGGCGGCCTAATTCCGGGCAAGGACAGGGCGCGTTCCTCGAGGCGCTTTACGGGCAGATGATGCTGTCTGGGGATGGCTATATTGAGGCGGTCTCCGCCGAGCCCGGCCTGCCGCGCGAGTTGCATGTGTTGCGCTCGGACCGGATGAGCATTGTGCCGGGCAGCGACGGTTGGCCGGTGGCCTATGACTACACGGTGGCGGGGCGCAAGCATCGGTTCGACATGACGGGGGCGCCCGATCCGATCTGTCATCTGAAAAGCTTCCATCCGCAGGATGACCATTATGGGCTGAGTCCGTTGCAGGCGGCGGCGGTGGCGCTCGATGTGCATAATTCCGCCTCCAGCTGGTCGAAGGCGCTGCTCGACAATGCAGCGCGCCCCTCGGGGGCGATCATCTACAAGGGCGCTGATGGGCAGGGCAGCCTCAGCCCCGATCAGTATGACAGGCTGGTTTTCGAGATGGAAAGCCATCATCAGGGCGCGCGCAATGCCGGCCGACCGATGCTGTTGGAGGGCGGGCTCGACTGGAAGCCGATGGGGTTCAGCCCGTCGGATATGGAATTTCACGAGACGAAGATGGCGGCGGCGCGCGAGATCGCGGTGGCCTTCGGGGTGCCGCCGATGCTGCTGGGGATACCGGGCGATGCGACCTACGCCAATTATGCCGAGGCGCATCGGGCGTTCTACCGCCTGACGGTTCTGCCGCTTGCGACCCGCGTGGCGGCGGATCTGGCGTGGTGGCTTTCGACCCATCTGGGCGCGCGGGTGCAGCTCAAGCCCGATCTCGATCAGATCCCGGCGCTGGCCTCTGAGCGCGATCAGCAATGGCAGCGTGTGGGGCGTGCGGAGTTCCTGAGTGCTGCTGAGAAGCGCGTGCTGTTGGGGCTGCCTGCGCAGGCGGAGGGGTGAGATGGCGGCGGGCGGATCGCGCTATCTCAAGGAGCCTTTCGCGGTTCAGGCCGAGCGGCTGGAAGCCACCGAGCGGATCATGGAGCTGCAATTCGCGCAGGTCGATCAGCGGCTTGGCCGGATCGAGGCGATGATCGCAGGGTTGGAGCGGCGGTTGTGGATCACGGTCTATGGCGTGGTCACGGTGGTGCTCACACAGGCCGTCCAAGGGGTTTTGGACTATGCGCCGAAATAGGGAAAATCACATGAATACAGATGAATATGGGCTGGAGTTGAAGTTCTGCTCTGGCGAGGTGAGCCCGGTCACCGTGCGTGATGGTACGCGGGTTGAGGGCTATGCGAGCCTGTTTGGCCAGCCCGATCAGGGGGGCGATGTCGTGTGCAAGGGGGCCTATGCGGCATCTCTGGCGCGGCTGGCTGCGCGCGGGGGCAGCGTCAAGATGCTGTGGCAGCACGACCCGGCGCAGCCGATTGGCGTTTGGGAAGAAATTCGAGAAGACGCGCGGGGGCTTTACGTCAAGGGGCGGCTGTTGCCGGACGTGGCGCGGGCCCGCGAGGCGGCAGCGCTGATTGCCGCCGGTGCGATTGACGGGCTGTCGATCGGCTATCGCACGTTGCGCGCCGAGCGTGGCGCGAAAGGCGAGCGTCTTCTTGCAGAACTGGAGCTTTGGGAAGTGTCGCTTGTGACCTTCCCGATGCTCCGCGAGGCGCGGGTGGCGGCCAAGGGTGAGGCCTTGGACGGCGTATTGCGTGATCTGGCCGAGGTGCTTGAGGGGGCCGCGGCGGAACTGGCCGGGCGCTGAGCGCGCGGCCCTTTGATCTCAGGAGAGAGTGTGACGATGAAGACCGAGACACGGGCTCGGGCCGGGACAGGTCTGTCCGACGGCCCCGATCCGACCGCCGAGGTGAAAACCGCGCTGGACGGGTTTGTTAAGGAAGTCAAAGGCTTCCGAGACGAAGTGACGACACGGATGCAACAACAAGATGAGCGTTTGACCATGCTTCAAAGCAAAACCATGACCGCCGGGCGTCCCGCCCTTTCCGCAGCCCATGACGAGGCGCCCCATCAGAAGGCATTTGCCGCCTATCTGCGCTCGGGCGATGACGATGCGCTGCGCGGCCTGAGCCTTGAGGGCAAGGGGTTCAACACGGCTGTGGCCGCCGAAGGGGGCTATCTCGTCGATCCGCAGACCTCCGATACGATCCGCTCGGTTCTGGGCTCCACCGCCTCGATCCGCCGGATCGCCAATGTCGTGAATGTCGAGGCGACCTCGTTTGACGTGCTGGTCGATCATGGCGAGATGGGCACGGGCTGGGCGACCGAGACTGCGAACCTGACCGAGACCGCGACGCCGCAGATTGACCGGATCTCGATCCCGCTGTTTGAGTTGGCCGCGATGCCCAAGGCAAGCCAGCGTCTGCTGGATGACAGCGCCTTTGACATCGAGACCTGGCTTGCGCGCCGGATCGCGGAGAAATTCGCGCGGGCCGAGGCGCAGGCCTTTATCTCGGGCGATGGGATGGACAAGCCCACCGGATTCCTGACCCATCCGATGGTGAGCAATGAGGGCTGGTCCTGGGGCTCGCTGGGCTATGTCGCGACCGGAGCGGATGGCGATTTCTCGGGTGCCAACCCGTCGGATGCGATTGTCGATCTGGTCTATGCGCTTGAGGCGGAATACCGCGCCCATGCGACCTTCGTGATGAACTCGAAAACCGCAGGGGCCGTGCGCAAGATGAAGGATGCGGATGGCCGCTTCCTTTGGACGGATGGGCTGGCGGCAGGCGAGCCTGCGCGGCTGATGGGCTATCCGGTGCTGATCGCTGAGGACATGCCTGATATCGCCGCGGACAGCTATGCCGTCGCGTTTGGCGATTTCGGCGCGGGCTACACGGTGGCTGAGCGTCCCGATCTGCGCGTGCTTCGCGATCCCTTCTCGGCCAAGCCGCATGTGCTGTTCTATGCCTCCAAACGAGTGGGCGGCGATGTGAGCGATTACGCGGCGATCAAGCTGCTGAAATTCGCCATCAGCTAAGATCTGAGAGCGGGCTCGGAAGGCGCGGTGTGTCTTCCGGTCCTTGCGTCGGGTGACCGGGGCAAGGCGGGCGCGGGTCCGCAGTCGCTGCCTAGCTGCTCCCCTCCGTTCGAGTGGCGGCGGGGCCTGCGTCCGACATGACGGCATGCATCGCGCGGGAAATGCGATGCCTGCAAAGGCATTTGCGGAGAAACTTCATGATGTTGACAGAAGAGAGTGCCGTTGCGAGCGGCGTGCTGCCCCTGGCCGAGTTTCGTGATCACTTGCGGCTTGGCACCGGGTTTGAAGATCTGGGCGCGTTGGATGCCGGGCTTGAGGCTTATTTGCGCGCCGCACTTGCCGCAATCGAGGGGCGCACGGCGAAGGTGCTTTTGAGCCGCGCGTTTACCCTGCGGCTGGCGCATTGGCGCACAGGTGGCGTGGCGCTGCCGGTGGCGCCTGTGGTCTCGATCGATGCGCTGCGCGTGCTCGATCCGTACGGCGTGGCGACTGAGGTCGCGCCTGAGCGCTACAGGCTGGTGCCCGATCTGCAGAGGCCGCGGCTTGAAGGGCGCGGGGGGCCGCTGCCTGCGATTGCCAGCGGCGGGGCGGCGGAGATCGCGTTTACCGGCGGGTTCGGTCCGGTCTGGGCCGATCTGCCGGTGGATCTGGCGCAGGCGGTGTTCCTGCTTGCGGCGCAGTATTTCGAGCTGCGTCACGATGGGGCGGGCGCACAGGCCGAGATGTCCTTTGGGGTGCTGGCGCTGATCGAGCGCTGGCGCACCGTGCGAATGTTGGGAGGTGGCGCATGAGCGTGCCGGTTCTCAGCCATGCGCTGGTCTTGGAGGCGCCCGAGGCGGTGCCCGACGGGGCGGGCGGCTTCACCCATAGCTGGGTCGCGCTCGGCACGCTTTGGGCACAGATGACGCCCGGAACCGGGGTCGAGCGGGCCGGTGAGTTCGTCACGCTCGCCTCGGTGCCGTGGAAGATCGTGGTGCGGGCCGCGCCCGAGACCTCGCCGCGCCGTCCTCAGCCCGAACAACGCTTTCGCGCGGGCCGGCGGATCTTTCGCATTCTGGCCATCGCCGAGTCGGATCGCGCGGGGCTGTACCTGACTTGTTTCGCCCGTGAGGAGGTGGTGGCATGAGCTACGCAATCGCAGCGGCGTTGCAGGCCGCGATCTATCAGCGTTTGCAAGAGGATGCTGAGCTGGGCGCGCTGGTGGGAGATGCGATTTACGACGCGGTGCCCGCAGGCACGGTCACAGGCACTTTCGTGAGCCTTGGGCCCGAGGATGCGCGCGATGCCTCCGACAAGACCGGGGACGGGGCGGTGCATGATTTCATCGTCTCGGTGGTCACGGATGAGGCCGGATTTCAGCTTGCAAAGCAGGTGGCCGAGGCGATCTCGGATGCGCTTGCTCCCGGTGATCTTGCTCTCACGCGGGGCCATCTTGTGGGGCTGTGGTTCGTGAAAGCCAAGGCCAGACGGGTCGATAAGGGCGAGACGCGACGCATCGATATGAGTTTTCGCGCGCGCGTCGAGAGCTGACTTTCTTGCACAAATTCAACATTTCTCTGGCTCGATCTCGCGTCAGAGCGTGAATTCTTTCAGTTACAGGAGAATGGGCTATGGCTGCGCAAAACGGCAGAGATCTTCTGATCAAGCTCGATATCAATGGCGATCAGACCTTTGAGACGATTGCGGGGCTGCGCGCCACGCGGATCTCGTTCAACGCGGAGACGGTCGATGTGACCTCGTTGGAGAGCACGGGGCGGTGGCGCGAGTTGCTGGGCGGCGCGGGGGTGCGCTCGGCGCAGATCTCGGGCTCGGGCGTGTTCAAGGATGAGGGCACGGATGAGCGCGCGCGTCAGATCTTCTTTGAGGGCGAAGTGCCCGATTTTCAGGTCGTGATCCCGGATTTCGGGATTGTGCAGGGGGCCTTCATGATCACCTCGATCGAATATGCGGGCAGCCATGATGGCGAGGCAACCTATGAATTGGCGCTGGCCTCTGCGGGCGCGCTCGCCTTCACCGCGCTTTGAGGGGGTGAGCATGGTGAACCCTTGGGCGGGCGAGGTCGAGATCATGCTCGACGGTGAGCCCCATCGCGCGAAGCTGACGCTGGGCGCGTTGGCAGAGCTGGAGGCGGCGATTGGTGAAAACGGCGGGATGATCGCGCTGGTCGAGCGGTTCGATCAGAACCGCTTCTCGAGCGGCGATGTGCTGGCGCTGATCGTCGCGGGGCTGCGCGGCGGCGGCTGGGAAGGCGATGCGGCCCGGCTGCGCTGCGTTGAGATCGGCGGCGGGCCGTTGGCGGCGGCGGCCAAAGCTGCGGAGTTGCTGGCGCGCGCCTTTAGCGTGCCCGGCGAAGACGGGGCGTGAGCGCGCGCGGCGGGATGGACTGGCCGGGACTGATGCGCGCGGGGTTGCATCAGTTGCGGCTGACGCCCGCCGCGTTTTGGGCGCTCACGCCCGCGGAGCTGGCCTTGATGCTGGGCGGGACCAGCGGCGGGGCGCGGCCTTTGGCGCGGGCGGGATTGTCCGAGCTGATGGCGCGGTTTCCCGATGAGACAGGCGAAAGGAGCGATGAATGATCGAGGTGGATGGGCTGGACGGTCTGGGCCAGCAGGCTGCGGATCTGGAAAAGAGCCTGGGCGGCGCAGGCGCGATGGCGGAGGCGTTCAATGCGGAGCTGTCGCAGATGCGCGAGAGCCTGATCTTTACCGGGCGCGAGGTGAATACGTTGAGCCGGTCGTTCGGGCGTTCGTTGAAGAGCGCCTTTGATGGCGTGGTGTTCGACGGGATGCGGTTGTCGGATGCGCTTGAGCGCGTGGCCCAAAGCATGGCTGGCAGCGTCTACAATGCCGCGATGCGCCCGGTGCAAAATGCCGTGGGCGGGGCATTGGCCAGCGGGATGAACGGGCTGTTGAGCGGGGTCTTTCCCTTTGCCGATGGTGCGGCCTTCGCGCAGGGACGGGTGACGGCCTTTGCCAAGGGCGGGGTGGTCACGCAGCCCACAGGTTTTGCGATGCGCGGCGGTGCGGGTCTGATGGGTGAGGCAGGGCCAGAGGCGATCATGCCGCTCGCGCGTGGACCCGACGGACGTTTGGGGGTGGCCGCGCCGGGCGGGCGCGCGGTCCATGTGGTGATGAATGTCACGACACCCGATGTGGCGGGGTTCTCGCGGTCGTCGAGCCAGATCGCCGCTCAACTCAATCGCGCGCTGGCGCGCGGCGATCGTAACCGGTGAGGGCAGGATATGGCATTTCACGACATCAGATTCCCCGCCAATCTAAGCTTCGGCTCGGTCGGCGGGCCGGAGCGGCGCACTGAAATCGTGACGCTGAGCAACGGCTTTGAAGAGCGCAATTCGCCATGGGCGCACTCGCGCAGGCGCTATGACGCGGGGGTCGGTCTGCGCTCGCTGGACGATGTGGCGCGGCTGCTGGCGTTTTTCGAGGCACGCGGCGGGCAGCTGCATGGGTTTCGCTGGAAAGACTGGGCCGATTACAAAAGCTGTGCACCCTCGAGCGAGGTGCATTACGAGGATCAGCCGCTTGGCGAGGGCGACGGGGTCACGCGGCGCTTTCAGCTTGCCAAGACCTATGAGTCCGGCGGGGTGCGCTACACGCGCCCGATCCTCAAGCCGGTTGCGGGCACGGTCAAAGCCGGGGTGCAGGGCGCCTATCAGGCCGAGGCTGTGGATTGGGAGCTTGATACGGGCAGCGGGATCGTGACGTTTTACGACCCACCCGGCGAGGGTGCGATCATCACCGCCGGGTTCGAGTTCGATGTGCCGGTGCGCTTCGATGCGGATGCGATCCAAGTCTCGGTTCAGAGCTTTCAGGCGGGCGAGATGCCGCAGGTTCCGATTGTGGAGGTGCGGATCTGATGACCTATTCGGACGCTTTGAAGGCGCATTTGGCGAGCGGGTCCAGCACGGTGGCACGGGCTTGGGCGGTGACGCGCAGCGATGGTGAGGTTTTGGGCTTCACCGATCATGACCGGGCGCTGGAGTTTGCCGGGATCAGGTTTGCCCCGGAAAGCGGCATGACCGCGAAGGCGCTGGCGCAGGGGACCGGTCTCGCGGTCGATAATAGCGAAGTTTACGGCGCGCTGAGTTCCGAGGCGATCACGGAGGCTGATATTCTGGCTGGGCGCTATGACGGGGCCGAACTGTGGGCGTGGATCGTGAACTGGGCGGAGCCGGATGAACATGCACTGATCTTTCGCGGCAGCTTGGGGGAGCTTACGCGGCAAGAGGGGGCTTTCACGGCCGAGCTGCGCGGATTGGCCGAAGCGCTGTCGGTCGAGCGGGGCCGGGTCTATCACCCGCGCTGCGCGGCGGTGCTGGGCGATGGCGCGTGCCGGTTCGATCTTGCGCAGCCGGGCTTCACCTTTGAGGGGCCGGTGGCAAGGACGCGCGACCGCGTGGTGTTTGAATTGGTCGCCGTGGCGGGCTTTCAGCCGCGCTGGTTCGAGAAGGGGCGGTTTCGTGTGCTCAGCGGTGAGGCGGCGGGGCTCGTCGGGCTGATCAAGGGCGATCACCTGTTTGGCGCGGAGGGTCGTGAGATCGAGCTTTGGCAGGCGATCGGCGCGCCCGTGGTGGCAGGCGATCTGGTCCGGCTTGAGGCGGGATGCGACAAGCGGGCCGTCACCTGCCGTGAGAAGTTCAGCAATTTCATTAATTTCCGAGGCTTTCCTCATGTTCCGGGTGAGGACTGGTTGGTCTCATATCCGGTTCAGGGCGGTGCGCATGATGGCGGGAGCCTGTTCTCGTGAGCGCGCCGGTCGGGCCGCGTGCGGTTGAGATTGCGCGGCGCTGGATCGGGACGCCATATCTCCATCAGGGCGCGTACTGTGGCGTGGGCGCAGATTGTCTCGGGCTGGTGCGCGGGGTCTGGCGCGCGCTTTATGGCAGTGAGCCTGAAACGGTGCCGCGCTATAGTGCGGATTGGTCCGAGCCCGCCCGCGAAGAGCTGTTGTGGCGGGCCGTGGCGCGTCATCTCCCGCAAGCACAGGGCGAGGCTTTGGGCGATGTGATCCTGTTTCGGATGCGCGCAGGGGCTGTGGCCAAGCATCTGGGGATCGTCTCGGAGCTGGGTGCGCGCCCCGCCTTTATCCACGCGTTTTCCGGTCACGGTGTTGTCGAGAGTGCGCTGACGCGGCCTTGGCGGCGGCGGATCGTGGCGCGGTTTCAATTTCCAGAGGGAGCCAGATGAATGGCGACGATTTTGCTTTCGGCAGCCGGGGCTGCAATCGGTGGCGGGTTTGGGGAACAGTTCTGGGCCTCTCGGGCGCGGTGATCGGGCGCGCCGTCGGGGCGACTCTGGGCCAAGCGATTGATCAGCGTCTTCTGGGATCGGGGTCGCGCCGGGTCGAGGGCGCGCGGCTGGAGCGGCTGCGGCTGACGGGGGCGTCAGAGGGCGACGGGCTGAGCCTTGTCTGGGGCCGGATGCGCGTGGGTGGGCAGGTGATCTGGGCCACGCGCTTTGTCGAGACCGAGCAGCGCCAGACCAGCGGCGGAGGCAAGGGGCAGCCCAAGACCACCTATGTCGAATATAGTTACTCGGTGAGCCTTGCCGTGGCCTTGGGAGAGGGCGAAATCCTGCGCGTGGGGCGGATCTGGGCCGATGGCGCCGAGGTCGATCCCGATCTTCTCAACCTGCGGATCTATACCGGGAGCGAGGATCAACTGCCCGACCCGAAAATCGAAGCGGTGGAGGGGGCCGAGATGGCTCCGGCCTATCGCGGGATTGCCTATGTCGTGTTCGAAGATCTCGATCTGGGGCAATTTGGCAACCGGGTGCCGCAGTTCACCTTTGAGGTGGTGCGCGCGGCTCAGGGTCCGGTGCTCGATCCCGAGCCCGATTTGACGCGCGGGGTGCGCGGGGTCGCGCTGATCCCGGGGACCGGGGAATATGCGCTGGCCACGACCCGGGTGTTTGAGGTCGGTCTGGGCTCGGCGGCGGCCTACCCGGCAGGCTCGTCTCTGGAGGGCTATAACGGCGTCGGCGTGGCAGGGGAGATGGCGGCGGTCAATCAAAACGCGCCGGGCAGCCTCACCGATTTTTCGCAGGCTTTGCAGGCGCTTGATGAGGAGCTACCCGAATGCGGTGCCACATCCTTGGTGGTGTCGTGGTTCGGGGATGATCTGCGCTGCGGTACCTGCGCGCTGCGCCCCAAAGTGGCGAGCAAGCTGGTGGATGGGCGCGAGATGCCGTGGCGCGTGTCTGGGCTTGGGCGGTCGGATGCCTCCGAGATCGTCAAGCTGGACGGGCGCACGGTTTATGGCGGCACGCCTGCTGATGGGGCGGTGATCGAGGCGATCGGCGCGCTGCGCGCGGCGGGCAAGACGGTGACGTTCTATCCCTTCATTTTGATGGAGCAATTGGCGGGCAATGGCCGGGTCGATCCCTGGAGTGGGGCGCCTGATCAGCCCGAGTTGCCGTGGCGTGGGCGGATCACGCTGTCGCAAGCCCCGGGGCGTGCAGGCTCGACCGATGGCACGCAGGCGGCTGAGGCAGAGGTTTCTGCCTTCTTCGGGCAGGCAGCGCCGGGGGATTTCACGCAAGCCGGGGACACAGTTCACTATTCGGGGCCCGCGGAATGGTCGCTGCGCAGATTCATCCTGCATTACGCGCATCTATGTGCGATGGCAGGCGGGGTGGATGCGTTCTGCATCAGCTCCGAGATGCGCAGCTTGACCCAGATCCGCGGGCCGGGGGACGGACTTCCCGCGGTGGCCGCATTGCGCGCGCTGGCCGCCGATGTGCGTGCTATCCTCGGGCCTGCGACCAAGATCAGCTATGCAGCCGACTGGTCGGAATACTTCGGCTATCAGCCTGGAAATGGCGATCGGTTCTTTCATCTCGATCCGCTTTGGGCCGATGACAATATCGATTTCATCGGGATCGACAATTACATGCCGATGTCGGATTGGCGCGAGGGAGAGCATCACGCGGATGCCCATTGGGGCGCGATCTATGATCTGGATTATCTGCGCTCCAATATCGAAGGCGGCGAGGGCTATGATTGGTTCTATGCCTCGCCCGAGCATCGCGATGCGCAGATCCGCACGCCGATCACCGATGGCGCGTATGACGAGCCTTGGGTCTGGCGCTACAAGGATCTGCGCGGCTGGTGGGAGAATGATCACCACGAGCGCGTTGGGGGCGTTCGCCGCGAGGCGCCGACGGCATGGATTCCGCGTTCCAAGCCGATTTGGTTCACCGAGATGGGCTGTGCGGCGGTCGACAAGGGCACCAATCAGCCCAACAAATTCCTTGATCCGAAAAGCTCGGAAAGCAGCCTGCCGCATTATTCCGACGGGCGACGCGATGACTTCATGCAGATGCAATATCTGCGCGCGATGGTGAGCTATTGGGATCAGGGCGCGCGCAACCCGGTCTCGGATGTTTACGGCGCACCGATGATTGACATGGCGCGCGCGCATGTCTGGGCGTGGGACACGCGGCCCTATCCGCAATTTCCAGCGCTTGAGGCGATCTGGTCGGATGGGGGTAACTATGCGCGCGGCCATTGGATCTCGGGGCGGGCCACCGCGCAGCCGCTGTCCAATGTGGTCAGCGAGATCTGCGCGCGTGCCGGTTTGTCCGCGATTGATACGCACGGTCTGGCGGGAGTGGTGCGTGGCTACCGGGTCGATGGTGCGATCACCGCGCGTGGGGCGCTGCAATCTCTAAGCCTTGCTTATGGGTTTGACGCGGTGGAACGCGATGGGCTGTTGGTTTTCAAGATGCGCGATGCGAGCGTCGATGCGCGTTTGGCCCCGTCGCACATGGCGCTTGATGACGATGCGCAGAGCCTTGAGGCGCGTCGCGCGAGCGAGGCGGAGATGTCGGGGCGGGTGCGTCTGTCTTATGTCGAGGCGGATGGCAGTTTCGAGACCCGCACGGCGGAGGCTGTGTTTCCGGATGAGACCTCAACTGCGGCCTCGGCCAGCGAAGTGCCTTTGGCTTTGACACGCGCTGAAGGGGTGCGGATCACGCAGCGCTGGTTGTCGGAGGCGCGGGTGGCGCGCGACACGGTGCGGTTTTCGCTGCCGCCATCATTCGGGTGGCTGGGGCCGGGCGATGTGGTCTGGCTTGAGCTGGCCGATCTGCCGGGGCGCTATCGGATCGACCGGGTGGAGCGTGCCGAGGCGCTAGCGATCGAGGCAGTCCGCGTCGAGCCGGGGGTTTACGAGGCGTCGGACGAGGCGGAGGGGGAGATCGTGCTCAAACCCTTTGAACCGCCGGTTCCGGTCGCGCCGGTATTTCTCGATCTGCCGCTGCTGACGGGCGCGGAAGATCCTTATGCGCCGCATCTGGCGGTCAGTGCGCGGCCTTGGCCCGGCGCGGTCGCGGTTTACGATGCGCCCGAGGATGCGGGCTACGCGCGCAACACGGTGATCGGACGACGTGCCATCATAGGTGAGACGCTCAGCCCGCTTTTGCGGGCGCGACCGGGGCTTTGGGATCGCGGCCCGGGGCTGCGGGTGAAGCTCGCCAGCGGTGCCTTGTCGAGTGCCAGTGAACAGGCCGTGCTGGACGGCGCGAATGTGATGGCGATTGGCGATGGCAGTTCGGATCGTTGGGAGATCTTCCAATTCGCCGAGGTTCTGCCTGTGGGCGCTCGCAGTTTTGAGCTCAGCGGGCGTCTGCGGGGGCAGTTGGGCAGTGATGCGCTGATGCCGGAGGTCTGGCCGGAGGGTTCGGTCGTGGTGCTGCTCAACGGCGCGCCCGAGCAGATCGTGTTGCCGCCGAACCTGCGCAATCAGGCGCGCCATTACCGGATTGGGGCGGCGGGGCGGCCTTATGACGATCCGAGCTATGTTCACACGGTGCAGGCTTTCTCCGGCATCGGGCTGCGCCCGCTGGCCCCGTGTCATCTGCGCGCGCAGGCCGTGGGGGGCGATTGGGAGCTGGGGTGGATCCGGCGCACGCGGATCGGGGGCGATGATTGGTCGGGCTATGACGTGCCCTTGGGCGAGGTCCGCGAGCGCTACCTTATACGTGTGATAGAGGGGGCCGCGATCCGGCGCGAAGTCACGGTGAGCGATGCGCATTGGATCTACCCTGAGGCTGCGCGGATGGCTGACGGGATTTCGGGGGGCTTCACATTGGCCGTGGCGCAGCTTTCGGATGTCTACGGGCCGGGGCTGTTTGCGCAGATTCAGGTGGGAGGCTAG